TAACGCTTCACCGCCAAATAAGCAAACGTCGATCCGTACTCGCGCTTGCAAAAGAGGAAACACCGCTTTTCGGTTTCGGCCCTTGCAGCCGCGTGGCGATGCAGCCCGCCGCAAAATTGTCCGATGTGGTAGACGATGCGGTCGCCCTTTTGCGCCTCGGCCAGCGCAACGAACAAAGCATCCGGCTTTGTGTCGCCCGTGATGTAGATGGTCTGGCTCATTCAATCGCCCCGTCGCTGAGAAAGTCTATGTCGTCGTCCAGATCGGCCTTCGGTCGGCGGACGGCTTTCACCTCTGCGCCGGGGAAGGCCAGCTTGGCCGCGTTCACCAGCCCATTGCGATGCTCATGCAGGGCGATGGCCACCTCTCGCATGGTGTGGATAGCTATGCCGGGACGCTTAGCGTAGGCGGCGGGCCATTCACGCCCATCAGCGATGATGCCGTAGACCGTGCCTTCGTACTCATGCTCCCAGATGTCAGGATCGGAAACAGGCCGACCGAGGCTGACTGCTTCTGCGTCCATAGCTGCCAGCCCGCGCAGGCACACCTCCACCCAGAACTTCACCTTGTCCGGGTCTTGGCCAGCGATGGCCGAGTTTAGGCCAGCCATCGCCTTCGCCCATTTGTCGGTGCTCTCGACCGATACAAGCTCTGGCAAACGATCCACGCCCCATTTGCGCTCCATCTCACGGCATGCGTGATCGAAGGGTGCCAGCGCCATGTCGCAGCGAACCTGAATGGCCGTCGTTTGGCCGTGCAGGAGGGTGTCGTATTTCTTCTGGTGTGTCGGTCTCTTTGCCATCGTTGGTCTCATCTCTTGCAGTATTTATGCGGAACCCACTTCCCCACCTGCCGAGCGCAAGCGGCCCGAAGGGCGGCAGGTGGGGTGGTGGGTGTAGCCATAACGCGCATCAAGCCTTCCCTCCAACCTTTCCGACATATTCGCAGAGCAAAAAATACGAGACGCTTTGCGTCGGATTTTTGCGAAGCCGGAGGGGGCTTGACACGCTGCACACCACCCGGTAAAGTCCGAAGGACTCAAGCAAAGCAGGTGGGGAAGCTGAAAAGCACATCACTTGCGCTTCTTCACCCTCACCATCACAAGCGTGTTTTCGGACTTGTAAGGCTCAAGATCGCCAAGGGCTTTCGTGAGTTTTTCTTGGTCCAGCTTCATGATGCGCTGAGATGAAACGCTAGCTTCATAGGCCTCTCCGATCAGGCTTGCGCCGTCAGCCAGAAGCCTCTCGCGCAAGAAAGTTTCCTTCACCTGCAATGCTTTAATCTCCGCGCGCACTTCGGCGAGTGCGTCGGCTGGATGGATATTGCTCAGTGGCGCGTCGGCATGTATAGAATTGGTCATTGCGACCCCCTTTCCACATTGGGTTGCGATCAGGAGGGCGGCTGTTAGCGCAGTGCGCCCTCCACTTCTTCATACTACATGATGCCGCACTCGGCAAGGAATTGTCTGCACACCTTGTTGACGCGTTAAAAAAGGCGCAACGCATTGTTTGCATTGCACCTTTTTCTGAGTTTTTCCCACCTTGCACACCTTGCACACCTGAGATTTTCAAGGTGTGCAAAGCGTTTTAGCTAACCTCATCGCTGTTTATCCACTCGCCGACGATGACGACGGAGATTTCTCTGCCGCGCTTTTGGTCGAAGATTTTCTCGGTCGCCAAGACGTTTGACTTGATCCATGTCTTCACCATCATTGATATCTTGGCCTTTCCCTTTTTGTCGGTCATGTCGATGCCCAGAAGATCAGCGACTGCGACACCAATCCACTCTGGAGATTGGGAGCTTTCCCGGAAGGGTTCTCCGCTTGAATGGGCATCCGCAACAAGGCGCTGCACGGCCTTGGCGTCTTTTCCGCTGATGCCGTCGAATGCGTCTGGCAGCGTGTACGGGAGGCAAACACCGATCCACTCGCCGTTGTCGATCTTCACGCCTTCCATCTTGCGATAGAGTGCGGCGCTGGCTGGCGGGGCGAGGTTGGCCTTTCCGTCATCGACGCGGAAAATGGATCGCGCCTCGGTCTCATCGATGCCCAGCTTGGCTGCATCGTCGGCTGACATGCGGTTGACCACACGGGCAGCACGGGCCGCCCCGATCAGTGAGCCTGCGCCGCGCACGCTGTCTATGCTGGCGTCCTCGCCGTTGCCTTTGCGGATGTGATGTACCAGCCCGATGGCGCACTTTGTCTCGTCAGCCACACGCCTTATTTCCGCCACAATGGCATTAACGGCCATGTTGTCGTTTTCGTTGATGTTGTGAGCGCCGACGAATGGATCGATGAAGACGCATCCGATCTGCTTTTCAGGTATTTTCTTGCAGAGGTATTCGACCAGCTTGGTGTTGGGCAGGACGCCTTCGCGTGTCTGGATGCCGAATTTGAGGCTGAAGTCTCGGCCCGCGTTGACGAACAGGCGGCCCTCTACTTCGGCGGGCTTGATGCCGTAATGCCGCATCGCAGCGAGAACCCGGCGTTGGATTTCTTCCAGCGGGTCTTCGAGGTTGACGATCCAAACGTTGGTGCGCTCCTTCACCTCCTCGCCCAGCAGCGGGCGGCCTGTGACGATAGCCAGCGCCTCGACGATCTGGAGGCTGGTCTTTCCGATGCCGCCTGCCGACGCCAGCACGCTGACGAATGATCGCAGATAGTGGTGGGCGTATATCCAGCGGCGTGGCTCAATGCTGGCCTCGTCGAACATATCATAGAGCGTGGGCCAATCCGGGGCCGCCTCGGGGGCATCTGGGGTGTCGAAGCTGTCTAGGTCTATGTCGTCCGCCTCTGCGCTGGCAGGTGCCTCCTGCGCGGCCTGCGGGGCCACATAGTCAAAATCATCCATGCCGTTCTCTGGCAGTTCGATCTCGGACTTGGCTGGGCTAATCTCTAGGCCATAGGCGCGCACGGCTTTGTCAAAATCGCCATCGTGTTCGTAATGGACGAACAGATCGAAAGCATCGCCCCAGCAATATGAATTTTCTCCCAGCGACTTTGACTTACCGACACCAGCGGCTGCGTCCGATCCAGACAGGCTGACCCAATGGCTCACGAAGTTCTGCGTGGCGAAGCTGGGGCTGGTTTGGTAGCGGGAGCGGTAATGCTGGGATGATCCGCGCCGTTCGTATTGATATCGGGCCAGCAAATCCTCAATGCTGTGGTCAGCATTGAAGGCATCGACCGGGCTGACCTGATCGGGAAACTTCTGCCGACGCTCGGCACGCTGGCGCTCACGCTCGGCGCGCGCGCGGTCTGCTTGCTCGGCGGCGAGGCGGTATTGTTCCAGCCTGCGGTCGATCTCTTGGCGAATGGCGCTGTCGGCGTCTAGGCGCAACATGCCGCCACGGACGATGCAGTGCTGATAGAATATCGGGGATAAATCTGGGTTGCGCTTTCCAATCGGCACGTTGGGCAGGTAAATCGGCTGGCCGCAGCGTGCCAGCGCGCCGTCGGGGTGGATGCCGTGGGCGTGCAGGAGATCGAACAGGGCTGTTTGGGCAAGCTCATAGTCAGCGCCAGACAGGACGCCCGCCAGAGGGATCAAGACGCGCCATTTGCGATTTTCTGGGGTTGCGCCGGATGATGAATAGGCAAGCAGGCTGACAGGGCCGCAGACGGCCTCCACTGCGGTCAGCACGTCGTCTAGGCTGGGGTTTCCCCGGTCGATGTCGAGGGCAAGCATGCGGAAGGCTCCGCGCTCGCGCTGAGCTTCGTGCGATCTGCCGTCGTGTTCGCGGTAGGTTGAGGGGATGAAGAAATCGGCGTCGATCTTTTCTTTCGCCTGCGGTGTGGAAACCATGCGGGCGATGTCGGCCCAAGAGATGCCGGGGTAGGTTTGGCCGGGCTTGTCAATCAGGGTGTGGAAAGAGCCGGGGGCTGTCAGGAAGCGGATGTCAGACATTGTGGCCACCGCTGCACTTGCCACCAGATATAGACTGCATTATTGTAATCCTTGTGTTGGGTTGCTCTGGCACATCTTGGAACCTGCTCCTCCCTCGGTTCCGCCTGCATTAACTGAACCCCGGCGCGTTGGTCTCACGCCGGGGTTCTTTATTGTTAGAACGGGATTTCGTCGTCCAGTTCCTGCTTGATGCTTTCGCGCTTCTGTTCATCCAGCGGCTTGCGGGCCTGCTCAAACGGATCAGCCTTGCTCTCGACGGTGTCGAAATCATCCATGCCACCGTCGCCATAGCGTGCTTCGGTGACCTGCACGGCGTCCAAGAGCAAGCTGATCCCTCCCTCTCCGTCAGGCGAAATGACTCCTACCGCCCAAGCGCGCACAGTGCCTTTGGAACCGCCCCAGAAGGCCAGATCGGCCAGCGGTTGCTTCTGCCCATCAATGACGGTCGGTGCCTTGTTGGGCGTGCCGTCTTTTTTCATGCCGTTTCGCTTGGCCGCGAACTGGACGATGCCAGTTTCGTTGCCATGCTCGTCCTTCAGCTTTTTCATGCCAAACACAGTTTTGAATGGCGGCATCTTGCTGTTGCGAGAACGGCAGGCCTCATAGTGGGCGCGCAGTTCTTCATAGAGCGGCTTGGCCTGCTCCTTGGTCATCTCAAAGGTCACGCTCCAAGCTGCACCTGATGCTGTCGCAGCGCAGGGCTCGCTGGCCTGCTTCTGGGTATTAAAGCGGTAACAGCTATTGAGTTTGGGATACTGAAGGGTCACGTTCTTGGCGAGAACCTTGTGGAAGTCACTGTCGTTGTTAGCCATGATTTGCTCCTCTCTGGCTTGTGGTCTCAGAAGTCTACGGTTTGGTCGAAGATGTCATCTTCGGTGGTCTCGGCCTGCCAGCGTGGCAGATCGATATGGTTAATCAGTGGCCAGCCCGTTGTGAAGTCCGAAACGGCGATGGCGTTGCTGATCTTTTGGAGGGTCTGGGTCACGATCATGTCGGCGTGCTGCAAATAGCGGTCGGTCAGGGCGTGCAGACCGACGGCGTAGGGAGCCTCCTTTTCGACAGCGGCGAAGATGAAGGTGTCGGCCTTATAGCCAGCGGCGCGCAGGGCGCGCAGGTAGAATGCGGCCTGCACGTCGTATGCGTACTTGCGAAGCTCACGCGGAAAGCCGTCTGGGCTGGCGTCTGTGGTGGTCTTCAGATCAAAGACAAGGCCAGCCTCTGGCAGATAGCCGTCTGGTCTGCATTTGATTTCCACGCCTGTTTCCGGGTCGATGCCGAAGAAGCTGGCCTCGGCCACGAAAATTGGATCGGCCAGATACTGGGCCAGCACCGGGTTGGCTTTGGCGGAATCCGCGATACGGGCGGCCAAATCAAACTCGGCTTCTGGCAGCAGAATTTGGCCGTCGAGATCGGCGGCGAGTTGGGCCTCTTTCCACTTGTTGCCGCGCCGATCTTCCGGGCCACGCAGGACGAGGTTTTTCTCAGGCTCCAGCACGAGGGCATGCACCGCGCTGCCGAGGGCAAAGGCGCTGCTTTCTTTGCGCACCTTGCCCTTCCAGTGGGCCAGCGATGTTTTGTAGACCGCCTTCACGTCCGAGGACGAGATCGCAGGGTGAGCGTGGTATTGCTCGTTTGTCAGGTCGGTTCTCATTTCTTCCTCCATCCGTAATATGCGATCAGCGCCGCCTCGGCCCTGCCGTCATCCTTGACCCGCGCCCACTGGTGCGAGCAGTCGGGGAAGTATTGGCTGGCCAGCGCGCGGCTGGCGTTCTTGTCGGTCGAAAGCCGCATGGTCTTCTTCCACGCCGACGGGTCCACCTCAAACGTCGGAACGCCGCCGAAGAACAGGCACGCCTTCAGTTCCCCGTACGCGACAGCGATGGTGACTGCATTTTTGATCCCGATCATCCGGGGAAAGAAGGGCCGCTCCAGCCAGCAGCACTTGACCGGGCCGAAGGCCGCGATCAGGCCCATCTTCTCGTCGAGAGTGCCGGGCATGTCGTACGTCTTGACCTGCATGTCGTCAGTGTCGAGGAGAGCGATGGCTCCGCTTTTGCCGGGGTCGATGCCGATGATGCATGACATTATTCTGCACCTTCCGGCTCTGGTGGGTTTTCCGGCAAATCAGTCCAAAACAACGGATCAAGTGTCCAGTGCGGGCTATACCAGAACCCACCTCCGTCAAATGTTTCGTCGTCTTCCCACCAAGAAA